CCGTCATGTCGAGCTTGATCAGCAGGTCCTTGCCCTTTTGCACAGCCATTTTGGCCTCCGTTCCTTAAGGTTATTCGTCGTCGACCCGGGCGCGAAACCACAGGTCAATCTGGCGCAACGGACTGGTCGTGGACCGGCGCGCGCGCGCTTTCAGGAAATCGAGTGACACCAGAGTCCCCTGCGACAGCGTCAGGTCGGCATCAACCAGCGCATCGTTTATCGTGGCTCCGATGTCCTTCGCGGTCTGAAACCCGCCGGCATCGGAAAAAACCGAGACCATGAAATCGTGTCGGGAGCCGTTGGTGCCACGGTCATTACGCGCGGTTACGTCTTCAGGCCCCAGCGTGACGTAGGTTTCCGGCAGCACCCCTCCGGGAACATTGTCGTAGATCGCGCCACCAGTCGCGGCCGCAACAGCTGCATCGCCCGAAAGCCGTTGAAAAACAGCCGCCTGCAATGCGCTTGAAACCGCATAACTCATCCGCCGACCTCCTCGTGGGCAAAACAGGTCAGGTAGCGCCCTTTCGCGTCCGCCTCGGCAACTGCCTCGATACGAAAAACCCGCGTGTCCTCACGAAAGCGCTGATCCGGCATCGGACGGCTTGGCGAGCCTACTGGCGCCGCCCGAACCGTTATCCGGTAGCCGGCGCGCGAGAATGCGGCCGCCGCGCGACTGACTTCGCGCCCTGTACGCGCGCGGACATCGGCCCAGAGCGCGCCCAGCGGTAGCCATGTTTCGACGACACCTCCGGCCCCGTCGGCAGTCGCCTGCCGCGCCTCGAGAACTAATGAGCGAGTGAGTTGCGGCGTCATGCCGAAGCCCCAAGCCGCAGCCGCCGATAGCTTGCGATCAGCGCGCTTACCGCCTGCGGCCAGGGCGTCCCATCTCCGCTGCGGTTTTCGTAGTAATGCGCAGCCAGCAACAGGACGGCCTGCGCCATATCGCTGGGAACATCTGTCCAGTCCGGACCGAAACCGGCCTCGAACCGCACGTCGACGGAAGACCCGGAGGGCACAAAAGGCAGCACCGATCTCGCCTCGATCGTCGGGATGCTGGAATCCCGCATAAGCAGGTAGTCATCAGCGCTTACCAGGGTCTCGTTGCCGTCGCGGTCAACGATGCGAATATCGGTAATGCTCTGTACCGGTGCGACTGGCAACCCTTGGTGATAGCGGTCACGCCAGTCTGCAAGCGTCCAGCGAAAACTGCGTTGCAACAAAGCCTTACCGGTCCGTGCCTCCACAGCCGAAATCGCCGCCATGAGCAGAGCCTCGAGCAACACGTCCTGCGTCGCATCGTCAGCGAACCCGGTTCCAAGCCTCAAATGATCGCGAAATGCCTGGATCGGCAACGACGCGACAGGGACCGAGGTTTCTTCAATTAATATCATCGTCTTCTCCGATATTCCGGTCCCTCGGGTGTCGGGCGCGCGCCGCCGTGCTGCTCGAACGGAGGGAAGCAGCTAGACAACACGGCGTTTTTGCGCGCGCCCCACGCCCCGAAGTATCGGGGCGTACTCGTGGATCGGCCTTAGTTGACCGAGAACTTCAGCAGTTTGATTGCCGCAAAGTCGCTGACGTCACCGCCGACACGCTTGGTTGCGTAGAACAGGACGTGCGGTTTGGCCGAGAACGGATCACGCAGAATGCGAAGGTCCGGACGCTCGGCGACTGTGTAGCCGGAAGCGAAGTCACCAAAGGCGATAGCCGTTTCGCCCGATCCGATGTCTGACATGTCTTCGAGAACCAGCACCGGGTAGCCGAGCAAGCGTGCAGGCTCTCCCGCAGCAAGTCCGTCAGACCACAGGAACCGTCCGTCGGCATCCTTGATCTTGCGAACCACACCGGCCGTTTTCGAGTTCATTACGAACGTGCCGTTGGCGCGGTATCGCGCTCCCAGCGCATAGACTAGATCGACGATGGCATCTGCCGGCGCCGCAGAGTTGAAATCGCCATCCACGCCGGTAACGACATAGCCGAGATTTCCCCAACTCCATGAACCGTTCGCGATCGTGGCGTGGTTCAGAATGCCGGTTGGCTTGTCGGCACCGTCACCGGACACGAAGGCGGCAGCCTCTGCGCGAGCGAACTTGTCGGCGACTCGGCTGGCAAGCCATCCCTCGACGTCAAATGCGCTATCGTCGAGCAATCTCTGCGACGCCTTTGGAAGAGCTGAAAGCTCGTGCAGCGGGATCGAGATTCGGTCGATCTGCGGAGTGCTGGTCTCGGTAATCGTACCGGTCTCGCTGGCCCATCCGGTACCAACTTCAGTGTGATCGACGAGGACGTCGTAAGAGGTCGCCTCGACGTTCACGACCGATGCGATTGAGCGCAGAGAAGCTTGCGACTTCAGCACGCTCTGAACGCTGTCGGAAGTCTGCGGATCAACCAGATATCCGCCGTCCGCGGCGACTGAAGTCGACAACGCTTTTTCTTCAAGTTCGAGGCCGCGCAATGCGTCATCGTCGCCGGTGCGAAGATAGGCGTTGAAGGCTTTCTGGTGGGGCGCAACCTCGGCGGCGGCACCTGACAACGCAGGCCGCGCTGCAGTGAGGGTCTTACGTTCCAGCATGTGAACTCGCTTTTCCTGTTGATTAAGTTTGGATTGAAGGTTGGCCTCCAGGCCTTTGATCTGACGCACGAACTTCGTCAGCTCATCGGTCACCTCCGCAACCGGCGAGAGCGAGGGCTCATCCGCCCCAGATCCCGCGAGGGTTTCTTCAGTCATCACTCACTCCATGATCGGTCCGGAAAGAAACGCCCGTGCGTTCCGCAGCGCTTCCGTCAACGCGCTAAGCGCGCCATCAAGCGCATCGGATTTGGCCTCCACCCGCGCTTCAGCGAGCATTGGAAAGGTCACAAGCGACACTTCCCAAAGCTCGACTTCTTCAAGCCGTCTGCGCCCTGCAGAATCCTTGCTGGCTTTCTTCGTGCGATAGCCAATCGACAGCCCGTCGATAGCTCCTGCAGCGATCAGATGCGCAGCCTCGCGGCCCTTGGCGACGTCCTCCAGCAGGCGGCCTTTTACCCAGAGCCCGCGGTCGTCCTCGCGGATCTCCTCCCAATACCCGATGGGGGTGCCCGGATCGTGCTGCCAGAGCATCTTGACCGAACGTCCGGCATCGCGAAGGGCTTTGAGCGAGGCCGCGTAGGCCCCTTGCACAACCACATCGCCGCCCTGATCGGCCTGGCCAAACAGGCTGGCATACCCCGAAATCGTCAGGTCATCGTCGACCGCGATTTCCTCGCCAAATCGGCAAAATTTGACTTCCAGCCCGGACGCCACGCCCGGGCCGCTGGCCCCATGTGTCATGTCGGTTTCTCCTAGTTCGCCGTCATCAGGACGGATTTTGCCGTTTCGCTGAGAACGACCCCTGCGACCCCAAGGATCGTCAGCCACAGTCGCTTTTCGAGCCGCACCAACCCCGCATCGATATGACCGAGCCGAAACTCCAGTGCCGCCCAGCGTTCCTGCGCCACCCGCTCGTTCAGTTCGATCTTATGCGCGTGGCTGCAATCGAACGGCTCGTAGAGGAAGCGTGATCCCGAGCCCTCTTTCATGCCCCATCCATCTCGCGGGGCAATCCAAGCAGCACGCGCTTTTCCGCATCCGTCAGAAAGGTCGCCTCACCGACTCTGCGCCATTGCGCCTCGCGCTCGGCGGCCAGTGCCGGGATTTGGTCCAGATCGGGTGTCACGTCGACCACCTCGCCGGTGAACTCCGCCAGCCAAAGCGACAATGCCGCACCGACCTTTTGCGCCAATGGCAAAACGGTCAGGCGATAGAAGGCCCTGTGAGCCTCCTGATAATTGGAAAACGTCGCATCGCCTGGCACGCCAAGCAGCATCGGCGGCACGCCGAAGGCCAACGCAATCTCGCGGGCAGCGGCTTCCTTGGTGGTCCGGAACTCCATATCCGAAGGCGAAAACCCCATTTGTTTCCAGTCGAGCCCACCCTCAAGCAGCATCGGTCGACCGGCGTTTCGGGCACCTTGGTGGTAGCTCTCCATCTCGTTAACCAGCCGGTCATATTGGTCCGACGACATCCCGCCGTCACCCTCGGTGCCGCGGTAAACAATGGCACCCGACGGCCTTGCGGCATTGTCCAGCAGGGCTTTCGACCAGCGGGTTGCCGCGTTGTGGACATCGACCGCAGTTGCTGCCGCCTGCATGGGTGACAAACCGTAGTGATCGTCCTGCGGATGAAACGCCTTAATGTGGCAAACCGCCGGTCGAGCTCCGGACACCTCGAAACGGTGTTTGTTCCCACCGACCGCGTACTCATAGGCTGTGGGCCAGCCATCCCTGCCCGGGATCACCCGCATCCGGTCGGCTCGTAGGACGTGCAGCTCCCCCGGCAACCCATCCTCGCCTGCCACAGCTTCAATATAGCCATCACCTGCCAATAGAAGCTGCGCGTAGAGAGCCTCAAGAAACTCGGACCGCCCCTGCCCCTGGTTCGGCCGCGCCAGCAAGTCGGACACCGGGTGAATTTCGTAACGGCGCTCCTTGTCCTGGACGGACATCGGCAGGGCCGCCGCTGCCTCCGCGATCATCTTCACGACGCGGAATCCGACCGGATTTCCGGCAAACCCGTTGCGGGTCAGCGAGACCGTGTCGCGAGGCGTCCACGCCACACGACCCGTTGTGCCCATCGCCACCACACGACCAGTGGCCGAGGCTTTGGATTCGGGCACCGGCGCGCCTTTGGTTTTGAACAGGTTGAACACCATTCCATTTATCCCCTTGGTGGATCGCCGTCGCGTGACCGATGGGCCTGCGTCGTTCGCTTGGTAGCCATCAAACGACTAAATCTTTGAAGAGTTCTAACTACAGCGTACGCAGCCTCGGACGGCGGTGCTGGGACATCGGCACAATCATCAATTCGTGCAGGGCCCAGACCAGCGCGTCTACGCGATCCGGACTACCAGACCCCTGGTAACCAAAGGTGGTCATCCGGCACATCTGGTCCTCGAGGTCATCAAGACCGCGCAAGTGATGCACCCGTCCCTGTTCATAAAGGGCCGCAATTGGCTCGGCCCGAGCAACCTTTCCCCGCGTGGCCCTCACCGAGCGGTAAGGCAGCATTGGATCCATCTGCCTCAGTACGGTCTCAACCAGATCACCGCCCTGATTGACTTCCGCAACCAGGCGTTCGGCCGCGTGATGCCGATACGCCGCTACTGCGGCCTCGGCCCATTGAAGCGGTGTGCTGGCCGACACAGTCGCATCATCCAGCACATAGGCGCGCCAATTTTGCGGCGTGCCCTTCGTGCTGACACCTGCGACAACGATTCCACATTCATCTGATCCTTTGTGCCCGGTCACCGGCGGGTCAACAGCAACCACGATCCGGTCGAGCGGCGGCACTTCTTCGACGCGTTGCGCCTCCAACAGATTGGTTGCCCAGAGCGCGCCATCGACATCTGCCAACAAAACCCCGTCCAGTTCCTGTCGGCCGAGCCGCGTTCCGGCATAGCGAGCGCGAATCTCCTCAAGGAAGCTCGCCGCCAGATAGGCCCGGTTTGCCTCGGTCGGCGCGGTGGTAGTTGCCGTCGACGGCAGGTCGAGAATCCGCTTCAGCACCTCGACGTTCTTCGGCGTGGTCGTCACCACCTGTCGCGGGTGATCGCCAAGGCGAAGCGCAAATTGCAGCATGTCCCATGCAGCCTCTGCGCGTTTCCACTTTGCCAGTTCATCGACCCAGGCCGCGTCGAACTGCGGCCCTCGGAGGCTGTCGGGATCATGCGCCGAGAACACTTGCGCAGTCGCTCCGTTCGGCCAGACCAGCCGACGGCGCGAGGCCTGCCATTCAGGCATACGGTCCGGGGGACAACAGGCAAGAATGCCGCTCGGCCCAAAAACCATAACTTCCCGAACCTGATCAAGCGTCTCACCAACCAGCGCCACGCTGCTGCAGCTTCCAGGATCGAGCGGACGCGGGCCTTCGACCTGCGCCCGACCCCATTCGGC